GAGGTGGTCAGATCCGCGACCAATCCGTGGGCTTTCTCGTTGTGGATCTTCACGCCCCATTCCACGTTCAGGAGGCGCTTCTGCGCGTCGCCAGTCGTCGCCAGAGGCTTCTGCTTGAACGGACGCAGATACACAATTTCCATGTACTCCGGGTCCAGGACGAAGGCATCACGGTCACGCTGGAACCTGTTGGGGACGATGGAAACCTCGCCGAAGTCCGACTGATAGATGTCGGCCGCCGCGACGATCCGGGTCTGCCCCGAGCTCGGCGCCTGGTAGCGCTGCTCGGCGATGCCGNNGAAACCAGACANTGCCTGCTTNTTGAACGGACCCACCATCACCATTTTCGGATTGGCGCCTTCCAGCCAGCACTGCTGGATGACATCTTTCAACATGTCCTCGGTAAAGGCGCGCTGCGTGCCGTCGGTGCGGGTGTCGTCAGGCAGGTTGGTGTAGTCCGGGTCCACACCGTCGACCGTGCCATCGCTCTTGTTGGTGTTGGTCTTGAGGAAAGCCAACACGCTACCCGTGGTCCGGGTGCCGGTGCCGTTGGCGGCCTGGTTGGCGAGGGCGATCGCCTCCATATCGCGCTTGAGTTCCTTCGAGCGCTTCGCCAGCTGATAGGCGATTTCAGAACGCCGGCCGGCCTTGGTGACCGTCTCTTGCGTTTCGGAGATGATCAGGTTCTTCTTCGAGATCTGCACGTAGTTCTGCAGACGCACGGTCGGGGTGACCTCGTCGAAGGTGGTCTCATCATTGCCTTCCGGGGCGGCGTTGGTGGTGTCGGTGGCGGCCAATTCATCAACCTGCCACTCGTACAGCGTGTTGCTGCACTTGCCGCGCTTGGCGTTGGAGAAAAACGGAGTATCCTCCGGGCTGATGTTATAGATGACGTCCGACAAATCTTCGCGGATGCCAACAGCATCAGGGGTGGTAAAGGTGTTGCCGATTGCAGCCATGGTTCAGTTCCTCAGATCATAGTTTCGAAGAGGGCGGCGGCGTCATCCACCGACCCGGTCTGTGCAAGTCGTCGCCGCTGAACCTGCGCGCTCTTCCGCTTCTGATCGACAGGAGTCTTTGCGGCCCGCGGGCGAGCCGTTTTGGGGTTGCCCTTTTTCTTCTCGGGGACGGGGCGCAGTTCACTCTTGCGCTTTTCCATCTCCCGGTACTTCAGGGCATCACGCAGCAGCACCACCACGCGCCAGTCGTAGATCTGCGCGACCTGGTTCTCGTCGAACCCGGTCTCGAGGAGCATGTCGCGCATCGCTGCGCGCTCCTTCTTGGCGGTCTCTGGGTCTTGCCACTCGGGCAGCACCCTGGGCAGTTGCTCCTGACTCTCGCGCACCTGTTCCATGACCGCCTGCTGCTGTTGCTGCAGTGCGGCCTGCTGGTACTGCTGCGCGAGCGCCTGCTGGCGCTCCTGCTGAACCCTCCACTCGCGCTCGATACGGGGGGCCTCGGTGGGCTTTTCCCGGTACAGGGCGTCCCAGTCGGGTTCCTGCTGTGCCGTCATGGCGAGTTGCTGCTGGGCCTGCTGCGCCAGCTGCATGAACTGCTGCTGGGCCTGCTGGGCCTGCTGCTGCTCCTGCTCCAGCGCTCGGCGCTGTTGAGCGATCTCCTGCGTCTTGCGGGTGTAGTCACGCTGACGGGAATAGCCGGCCTTGAGCTCGTCCAGGGTGACCTCGATCTCCTCGCCATCTACCCGTACCTGGTAGGTGGTGGTCTCGGGTTCCTCGGCGTCCTCGTCGTCCTGCTCTTCCTCGTCGGTTTCAGCGTCCTCGGAGTCGTCCTCGGTCTCCTCGGTGTCTTCCTCGGTTTCCTCGGCCTCGTCGTCGGTTTGATCGACCTCGGGCTCGACTTCTCGCTCCTCGGTCGTGTCGTCAGCGTCGTCTCCCACGGTTTCCGGGTTGTCGCCATCCTCGGCGGCCAGGATCCCAAGGAACTGCTGCTCGGGGGTGGTGTCGGGTCCGGTCTCGGTTGTCCGCTCAGTAGCCATTGCGTCTTTCCTCTAGGTCTACCTGGTGGGCGGCGACGTCGCCGTTATCCATCAGGATGGTCAGTTCGTCTGTCAGCGCTCGGAGGGCGCGGAGTGCCTGGTAGGCGTCCTCGCGTGCCTCGAACTCACGGGGCCCGGAGTTCTCCCAGGCCCGCGAATACTTGTCCTCCAGGGTGCGCACGGCGCGCACAAAGGCGGGGTTGTCGAGCACCGCCCGGGCGTTCACGCCAGCGTCGATCGCCTCGCGCCGGCTCACTGGAAGTACCCCTGCTGTTCAGCGGCGCGGTTGCGCCGCATGAGCTCCAGGATCGGCCCCGGGTCGATGCCTTCCTTCGCGGCGCGGAGGATGGCATCGGCCTCGTTGCGATCGCGCTCGCGATCGTCGGCGCGGAGCATCTTTTCGCGCTCCAGCTGGTGCCGCGCCTGCTGATCTCGGTCCTGCAATTCCAACTCGGCCTGCTTCTTGGCGATGTTCGCCTGGATCTCCTCGCGCTGAACCTCGACCAGTGCCGCGGTCGGGTCCTGGGCGTCGCCCTCGGGTTGCGGGGGCTCGGGCATCTGGAAGTCGAGCGGGAGACGGGCGAAGTAGCGCTCGCCATCGGAGTATCCGGCGGCCTCGAGCATGCGGTGCAGGGTGTTGCTGTACTGCCCGAGGGAGACCAGTGGGTTGTTCGGGCCCAGGGTCTGCAGGAGTTGCTCCTGCTTCTCGGCGACCATCGCCAGGATCTGTAGCCTCTTCTCCCAGGTGCCGGTGCCGAGCGCCGAGTCGACCGTCAGGTCCATGTCGGCGTTCCAGGAGCGCGGGTCCATCTGCACCCAGTTGTTGCGCAGGCGGACCATCCGCGGCTTGTCCTGGTACTGCACCACCAGGCGCAGCAAATTCTTGTACAACTGGGTGATGCCGGTCTCGGCGAAGATCCTCGCGATGAGCTCGATCTGCTGCTGGGCCGCCTCCACCGTGGCGTTCACCGCCGAGGCGGTCGTGCTCTGCAGGGTGGCGGCGTCGAGGCCCTGGGTGGCGTCGGTGATGCCGGTGCGCTTCTCCCGGGTGCGGTCGAGATACTCGAGCGCGGGGAAGGCGTTGGCGCCGACGAAGGGTGTCTCGAACGGCTGGTACATGCCCGGCCGGCGCATGCGGATCGGCGCGCCCACCTCGTTGCTCAACACGTCCTGCATGTTGACCTCACCCTCGACGACGCCGGCGCGCGGGTTCAGCGACTGCGCCAGGCTGTCGAGCATCCCGCGCAGGATCTGCGACTTGATGCGCTGGATGTCGTGCACCAGGTCGTGGATCGACCAGCCGATCGCGCGGTGCGGCTCGGGGTCGGGGCACAGATCGGCGATCGGGACGTGCGAGGCGGGGTCGGAGCGGAGCACCTTGTACTGGTCTCCGATGCAGCAATACTTGCGGAGCTCGGCGATGCCGTCGTCGTCCTCGTCGAGCCGGGCCCAGGCCTCGGTGTAGAGCACCTTCTGCAGGCCGGCGTCGTTGCTCGGGCCCTGGAAGTCCTCCGGGTGGCGCGCCAGGCGCTCCTGGTTGGAGCGGAGCTCGTCGGTGTGCAGATGGTCCTCGATGACCTCCCTGTCGTAGCCCATCGCGACCAGGTCGGAGACGGTGAGTTCCACCCGGTGCCCGACCACGTCGGCGTCCTGGAAGGAGCGCGCACCGCGCGCGATCAGCAGTTCCTCGGGCGGTATCGCCTCGGCGCGGATCTTGCCCGCCTCCCGGGTGCGGCGCACCGAGACGTCGTGCAGCATCGGCGGGGGAGGGGGCTCCATCGGCGGCATCTGCCCCTCGGGCATCTGCTCCGCCTGTTGCGCCATCTGCGCCATCTGCTCTTCGATCGCCGCCTGGGCGACCTCGTCCGGGTAGGCATCGTCCTCGAGGATCTCGAGCTCGGGATCCTCCTCGAGCATTTCCAGGGTGGCGTCGTCGATCCCCTCGTAGTCCTCGAAGGACACCTCGACACTGTCGTCCCACCAGGTCTTGATCGCGCCGGTACGGCGCAGCAGGGCGTCCTTGATGGCGCTGTAGAGCACCATGAACCCGCCATTGTCGCGGGCGAAAACGAAATGCACGTAGTCGGTCGCCTGGTCCGCCATCTCGGCGTCCTCGGGGCCCACCGGCGAGAACTCCATCACCCGCTCGCCCCCGAAGAAAATCCTCATCATCGACGGCAGGATCGCCCGCACGGTGTCCGAAACATCCCGCGAGACCACCCTGGAGCGCCCCTCCTCCTCGTCGCCGAAGGGCTCGCCGCGGTAGTACCGGCCTGCCTTCTCGCGATCGGGAGAGAGCTCCTCGTCGACGTACGAGGCCGCGTCGACCAGCAACGCGCGCAGCGTCGCGTGGGTCTCCTGCTCTTCCTCGTCGATCTTCTCGAGCTCGTCGTCGTACATTCAGCCACCCATAGACGTTTGGCTATGGATAGCGTAAAACACATGCATTGTCAACCAATGTCAAACGGGACTCTCGATGCAGAACAACCCCTTCGCCGACTTCCTCCGCAACTACTCCCGCGACTCAGTGCGCTTCGTTCGCGAGGTGCTGGGGATCGCACCCGACCCCTGGCAGGAGCAACTGCTGCGGTGGTACGACGCCGGCGAGCGCCGCATCTCGGTGCGGTCAGGGCACGGGGTGGGTAAAAGTACGGTAGTCAGCTGGATCATGCTGCACCACCAGCTGTGCAAGATCCCCCAGAAGACCGTCGTCACCGCCCCCACCTCCGCCCAGCTGTTCGACGCACTCTTCGCCGAGCTCAAGACCTGGATCCTGAAACTCCCCAAGCCGCTGCAGATGCTGATCGAGGCAAAGCAGGACCGGGTGGTCCTGAAGAGCGCCCCCGACGAGAGCTTCATCTCCGCCCGTACCAGTCGCGCCGAACAGCCCGAGGCGCTCCAGGGCGTTCACTCGGAGCACGTCCTGCTGGTCGCCGACGAGGCCTCGGGCGTCCCCGAGAAGGTGTTCGAGGCGGCCGCGGGGTCGATGTCGGGCGAGCACGCCACCACGATCCTCCTGGGCAACCCGGTGCGCGGGAGCGGGTTCTTCTACGACACCCACCACCGGCTGTCGAACAGCTGGAAGACCCTGCGCGTGTCCTGCTACGACTCCCCCCGGGTGTCCCAGGCGTTCATCGACGACATGGCCGCGCGCTACGGCGAGGAGAGCAACGCATTCCGCATCCGCGTGCTGGGCGAGTTCCCGCTGACCGACGACGACACCGTCATCAGCCTCGAGCTCGTCGAGGCGGCAGTGCGCCGGGACGTCGAGAGCAACCCCGGCGCCGCCATCCTGTGGGGGGTCGACATCGCCCGGTTCGGGGGCGACTCCAACGCCCTCGCCAAGCGCCAGGCGAACGTGCTCCTGGAGCCGATACGGACCTGGAAGGGGAGGGACCTGATGCAGACCACCGGCATGATCAAGGCCGAGTGGGACGCCTGCGAGGTGCGCGACCGGCCGGCGGAGATCCTGGTCGACTCGATCGGCCTGGGNGCAGGGGTGGTCGATCGCCTGCGCGAGCTCGGGCTCCCCTGCCGGGGGATCAACGTCTCCGAGTCCCCGGCGATGGGGGAAACCTACACCAACCTGCGCGCGGAGCTCTGGTTCAAGGCGCGGCAGTGGCTGTCGGCCCGGGACTGCTCGCTCCCCGAGGACGAAGATCTCAGGGCCGCACTGGTCACCCCGAAGTACAAGTTCACCAGCAACGGCAAGATCCAGGTCGAGAGCAAAGACGACATGAAGCGCCGCGGGCTGCCGTCACCCGACGCCGCCGACGCCTTCGTCCTGACCCTGGCGTCCGACGCCGCGATCGGGATCCACGGGCGCGACTACGCCAGCAACTGGGCCAAGCCGCTGAAGCGGGGCCTAGTGTTGGTCTAGGTGCAGG